ATGCTCGCATGCTCCTTGAGAGCCTGCTTGAAATCTGCGAACGAGCAGATCTCATTCTCGCCAATAACGACCGCGTCAGATGCCAGGAAGTTCTCGATGAAGTTCGTAGCGCGCGCAAGAGCATCTCTGGTGTTGATGAAATATGTCGGAAGCACCGACCAGATGTTGACATCCGAGTGCCTATCAGCCATGTCGAGATATGCCTTGTTGCATTTTCTAAGAATGTTCGGAAGCTCAGAGTTGAGTTTGTCTCCCAGCTTCATATCTCCTCCACGAACCGGCTTCTTGAACTCGAAAACGACAATACGACGTTGAATACTCCCCCCGTTATCCGCCCATCCTGGAACTTCGTTTCCTGCCAGAGCCATTGGCACATCCCAAGCGCACATGAAAGCCTTCTCGTGCTTCACATTAACCTGGACTTCTTCTCCGGATACCAGAGATTGGAACTCTGCCTGCTCGATGGCCAGGTCGCTCTTGATTTCAGGGGCACACACAAGGTACTTGTCATGGAAAGCTGAAATACCGAACTTGCGCTCGATGTTGTTAGACAGAATGCCGACGTCGATCGTCTCGTAAAAGTTCTTGATAACCTTGAGGATGATCGTAGACTTACCTGTCGCGGCGAGACCTTGGAAGAATGGGATGACCTGCCATTGGTCGCGCTCATTCACGGGGTAAAGACACCTGCCGAGGAGCGCAAAGAGCCAGCGACGAACCTCCGGGCCCCACTCCTGGTAGTTTGCGATAGAGTCCAGATGGGGCGTCGGGATGTCCATCCAATCATCATAATCCTTGTCGTCGAATTCTCCCTCCACAAATTTGCAAGAAACAACCGAGTCTGACAACGGTTCTTTCTCAGTAGCAAAGCAGTGAAACCTATCTTCCCCTGCGATATACACACCATTGTAGAAAGAATACACCCCGCGCGATTTGTTGAGGTACGGGAGTTGATGATCGTGACAATGAGTGAGATACTCTACTGCCGAGCCAATGTTCCTCATATTCTGAGTCGCATTCTTCCACTGCTCCCAAGAAATTTCCTTCTTGAGCCGCGAATACACGAAATCCTTTATTTCCATCACCGGACGCCACGAGTGCATGTCGCGCCCATCGATGATAATGGGCTCATACAGCCAAGAACCATACTTCCTGAACTTTTTCTCCATGGCGCTGTCCAGCAGGAACAGCAGCAGCTCTTGGAAAGAACTCACGTCCCCATCAATGAACCTGAACCGGAGATTCCATGACCCGAGTTGCAAGTCAAGGTCTCCGTCAAGTTCTACTACACCCTCCTCAGCCCCGAGCTGATGAACTGCTAGTTTCGCCTGATAAGCACTCAAGACGACCTTCTTAGAATAGTAAATCATCTCGAGGATCTTGGTGATCTTCTTAAGGTTAGCAGCCTTCTCGGGGTCTTCATTCATCTTGCCGGGCATGAGGTTCACCTCACGAAGCCTGTGGTACAGAGAAATAGCCTCAATCTCCGCCCCTGTGATCTTATCGTCAATTTCCCTCAGTCCAAAAGCTCCGCGGTCCTTCTCGATGGAAGAAAAGAGATCATCGCTGAAATCCACCCCGAGCGCAGAGAACATGTGAATCGTTTGCATTTCAAACGTCGCGCCAACGTCATTCAGCTTCCACCTCTCCACGAGCTCCTCTAGCTTTTCCTTTGTGGCTGTCGGGGATAGTTTCTTGATGATAGTTGCCATGTCCCTCTCCCTCTCCTCGCTGTCTGCCTTGGAAGACTTTGGGTTGGCTTTAGACGAACCCATTAAGTATTCCTAATATAATTAATGTTTAAGTTTATCGTCTCCCTGTAAGGCAACCGCCTGTTGATATGTCCCGACCTAGAAGTGTGAGACCTGGGACAAATGACACATTTCATACGACCGTTGATATACCACGAGGCTTGCAGCTGTTGCCTGATTTATGACCGTTTATTACCAGTTATATCCAAATGTGTCATTTGGCGTCGATATAATTGTCATTTGGCGTCAATATACCGGCAAAATATAACGTTAGGATTGCGAGTAAAAATGACGAATGACAAGGATACTCCTGAGTATAAAGAACTTAACTAAAAATGTTAGGTAATCGTATAACTACTACAACGCCGGCTATGTTCGCTGATACCATAGAGGAATACCCGGGACCCCCGTCTACAAAATCCGGAGTTTTGTTCACCAAAGAAGATATTGAAAAATTGACAGGGATGCCCGTCGTCAACTTTTCATATTATTTCACTGCCTTTTCGTACAACTCTATAGAAGAGGGGGGTGCGACATACGAAACGCTAGAATTTGTAGGAGACTCCGTTCTCGGGTTCATCATCGCTAGGTATCTATACGACACCTTCCCAGGGAAGGGCGAGGGCGTGCTCACTCGTCTCAGGACCAAACTAGTTGGAGGAAAGTTCCTGAGCAAGCTTGCGATTGATCTCGGGCTCCATGACTTCATTATAATGAATCAGAAGGGTCTTCATAAGGGGTGGAACAAAAATCCCCGTATCGTGGAAGATGTTCTCGAGGCCCTCATTGGTGCTATTTACCTTGACCTTGGGATACCGGCGGCGCGACAGTTCTTTATGTCAGCACTTCAGAAACACGCCAACATGCACGACATCATGACGGATACAAACTACAAGGACCGCCTGCTAAAGTACGCAAGGTCTGTCGAACTAGGAAAGCCCGAGTTCGTCACGACGTATGAGCGCGGCGGCGGTAGCCCGAGTTTCGTCGTAGATGTCAACCTGAACGGTAGGAAGGTTTCGGAGGGAACTGGGAGATCTCGCAAGGACGCTGAACAAAATGGATCTAGAATTGCCCTACAGAACTTCGGGATAAACGAAGAATACATCACATAAAAAAGATAATAAAAACGATAATAAAAAACGATAATAAAAATCTAATTATACAAGTAAATAAAGAGGATGAACAAGTCTATAAACTTCGATCCTAAATTATGGGGAAGTTCCTTCTGGTTCTGTATCCATGTACTTAGTCTCCGGTACCCGATGAACCCGACCGCTGCAGACAAGAAGAATTATAGCACATTTTTCAAGTCTCTTCAGTTTGTTCTCCCGTGCGACGGGTGCTGCAAAGGATTCGAGCGCGTGCTCGAGCTTTCTAAATTTGGTCCCAAAGATCTTGCCAACAGGGATACCCTATTCGCGTGGACGGTAAAGGCGCACGCGCTCGTAAACGCCAAGACTGGCAAGCCCCCGCGGGACGACCCCGAATTCTGGAAGGCCAGGTATCTAGCGCTCGCGTTGTGATCATATCGACACTGCCACCGTTCATTTATATTTCTTCGGCGTTTTGATGTAAAAACGCCAAAGCAAATCAAAAACAAAAAGTTTACGCGGACTTCTTCGTCTTCGCGTATGAGGTTATGTGCGACGAAACTATAGCGGACCGACGTTTAGACTTCAGATACTTGTTCTGGAGTTCTTCGTCGTGGATAAGTCTGATAACGAAGTCGACGAACCCTTCGAGTCTTGGCGCGATATCTGATTCCCAGTTTACAGAGTCTCGGTGTACAGAAATGACATTAACATCCTCATGAAGAACACTACGCTCCTTGGTCTTCAGGCATTCTACGAGGATTGCCTTGTCCAACCCAAGAAGTTGTAAATACATCTGCACCTGGACAGACTCGTACTGCGGGATGATTCTGAAAAGCCTGTTCACGCGGTTCTTGATTTCTACAAGAGTCTTGCGATCTTTCGTAATCCCATCAATTTTACCGCCGATGAACCATGGGAAAGTCCCATATTCATTCTCAATGACCCCCGCCTGTGATTTATAGAAGCTCGGGTCTTCTACAACGTCAATTCCGAGAGTCTCCCTGATGTAATCGAACACCTTAGACTCCTGTGCGTTTCCATATGTCGTGTACGTCGTCTTGCGGATGGCATCGTCAACCACCCCATAGAACTCGTGACTGATATAATTCAAGTTTGCATATTTCGTGAACTCCGAAGAAAGTTTGCTATATTTTTTCGCCACGTCCGTAGACGATTCTTCTTCGTTCCCGGCTACTTTCATGATATCCGCGATCTTAGGGTGATTCTTCTCCAGGCGTTCGATGATTTCCTCCGCGGTCATGATCACGTTGCGCTTCAGTGCGGCTCTATAACTCGGCGAATGAGCGCGCTCCCAGAACGCTTCCACAGCATCGCATATTTTCTTGTGTTTATTGTCGCCTATACACGCCGCGCCTTGTGATGCATAAACGCATAGATATGGGTCGGTGCGGTCATTGATATCGTGTGTATCCATTTTTTAATATTATATGCAATCCTTTTATTAAGTTAATTTTTACATACATCATATTGACACCCAAGAGTATAAGTATAAGATGAATTAATCTATTACCATAAATAAAGATGTCAGAACACGTTCATGTCTACGAGTGGTGCCGCAAGAGGAAATATTTCGGACGTAGTGGCGGGGGAGAAGTCAGTCATTTGTTGTTAGATAAAGGAGTACTGTGCGTTCCCGAAAGTTCGAACGACGACTTCATCCACGAATACTCGAGGGGGGTCCTGATGGGAGGCAGGCCGTCCTGCATCGTCGAATACAAACCGAGGGTGTTTCGGATGTTCTATGATCTTGATATTGTCACGAAGGATATCCAGATGGCAAAAATGATGTCCGTGGGAGATTTCCAGGAGAAGGTCAAAAACATCCTGCACATAATATGTATTGCGACGGTGTTTTTATTTGACGTGGCAAGGTCTTCTGCGACTATCTGCATTTCGAATCTCCCTAAGAAAAAGGGAGACGAAATCAAAGTAGGCGTTCATATTACGTTCGACAATATTTTTGTTACATCTCCAACCGCCCTGCATATTCGCGAAAAACTTCTGGAGCTGCTCCGAGTAGAAGAAAACCCATTTTCCAACCCGTGGGAACAGATCGTAGACTCTGCAGTGTTCAAGGGGACTGGGATGCGGCTGCCTTGGGCCGCGAAACATGATGACCTGAAACGCGTGTACATCCCGCGCATGGAGTATCTGTTGGACTCTGCAGAAAGCGACATCATTGAGACGAGACTACACCCAGGTGACATAATCAAATCCCTGGCGGCAGTGAAAGAAGTCATATCCAAGACGTGTCTTCGTGCCAAGGGAGTTCTTACGAAATTGAGAAATCCCGAGATTGACATCGAATGTTCATCACCTACAAACTCTGGGAATTTCTCCCACGCGTCTCTCAGGGAGTATTCTAGTGCAATAGGAGAAATCGAGCGACTTATTCCTTCGCAATACGAAGGGAAGGTGACGGGGGTGATCAAAGCGGAACATGTATATATGTTTAGACACTCCTCGCGGTATTGCGAGAACGTCGGAAGGAACCACAAGTCGTCAAATACATATTTCCTGGTCAGCAAGGCTGGTATGCGTCAGTGTTGTTATTCTAGGAAAGAAGAGGACGTTGGGCAGAAGTATTGTAGATGCAGCGATTTTAGGGGGGAGTATATAAAATTGCCCGCGTCCCTGACAGAGGAGCTGTTTCCAGACGAAGATGATAAGAAGAATTTGCCACCACCGCCGATGCCGAGCAGCAGTATAGAGCACTTTCTGTCATTGGATAGCATGATTGCGCGCGCTCAGAAGAAGCCGGTCGCAAAAAAGAAAATACCCGTTAAAAAGGAATCGTATTCGCGAGGGGCTGCAATTGCCGCGATTTTTAGACGACCATACGTTTGTTAAATGAGAATCCAACTTTAAATTGTAACCAATGTGCGTAAAATAACTTAACAAAATGTATATCTGTACAATAGAACACAATGGCAACCAACAACACTATCGTCGAGCTCCCCGTCGGCCTGATCCTTGAGCCCGATTACCTAACCCTCCCCGGCCAGAACTTCGCCCTGGTAAGTTTCGTAGGACCCGAGTTCTGCCGCCAGAAGAGCGGACAGTTTGCAATGAAGGTGCGCGGTTGTTTCGCCACCGAGGAGGAGGCCAAGGCGCACGTTAAACGCCTCCAGCGCAGTGGCGACAACGTCGTGGACATTTTCCTCGTGGCCATGTACAACTGGGTTCCTTGCCCTCCCGACCCGATGGCCGTGCAGAGTCAGGAGTACCAGGAGCAGTTCCTGCAGGACCTGATGTCCGGATACGCCGAGAGCCAGCGGTCTGCCAAGGAGATTTTCAACGACCGCAAGGAAAAGGTGATGAAGGATGGTCTGGATGCACACCTCACCGAGAAGGAGAGGATCCCTCCCCCCGCCGCACCTCTCCCCGCGTCGGAGAAGATGCCCGAGTTCACCCGGGAAGTTATCCCCGAGGAAACTGAGGAGAACATCAAGGAGGCGGCCGATGCCAGCACTTCCGCGACCATCAACAGCGTGTTCGGCGAGGACCCTTGGATGCAGAACAAGAAGACATAATTTCGTCGATATGGGTTTTGATTATATCAATTTAATAAAATCTATGTTTATAGTACAAAGATGACTCTGTCATTTCTGGTTAAGGACCCCAAAGATTACCTCGAAGTATCCCTGCGCGAATTCTTTGACGACGAAGAGAACACAACCATAATGCTAAAAATAATTCACAACGAGTTGATGAGCCTCCGAACCCTAGATTGGTTTGTTTCAAACTACTCGAAGAAAAAAAACATCATGTTCACGACGAGCTCTGGGAGGTTGTTCAACGTGTTCATGGAATACAAAAGTCAGCTGAAAAGTTATTCTAAAAGAATGTTCGACCCATTCAACCGCGGAGATCGCATCGTGTTCAATGATCTCGATGGCGGTGAGATTTCCACGACGTGCGGGCAGCTCAATTTTTTCAGATGGGTCATCAAAAACGATATAGTTAATGAGTGCCTGAGAAATATCAAAGAAGTCGAGGAAGATATGACACAGTCGATGAAACAGAGGAAAACGACAGCAAAGCCGGACGAAAAACGCAAGGAACTGTCCAAAGCCGCGATAAAATCGTGCCAAAATATCAAAACTCGTGTGACAATAACATTCAATTAAATGTAAGAATTAAAATGTAACACAATCTCACAGCTTCGCATCGTCTGGGAGTAACATCACATGCGATACACTTTCGCGCCGTCTATTTTGTCAATATATAAACGTATATTGACAATCACAGCCATTTATTCCGTTGTTAATAGTAACAGCACGCACTTACAACAATGACCGCAATCACTGATCCCATCCTCTCCGAAAATGGTTGCCGCAAGTACACCGCATTTCCCATCCAATACCCCGACCTCTGGAACATGTACAAAAAGGCAGTGGCGTCGTTCTGGACCGTCGAGGAAGTACCCCTTGGTCAGGACGTAATCGACTGGCGCGACAAGCTTAACGATGACGAGCGTTATTTCATCAAGCACATCTTGGGGTTCTTTGCTGCGAGCGACGGGATTGTTATGGAGAACCTTCAGATGAACTTTTCACACGAAGTGACAGTCCCAGAGGCCCGTCAGTTCTATGCTTTCCAGGCATTCAACGAGTCCATCCATTGTGTTGTTCCTGAGACTAAGATACTGACCGATACGGGATATCATCAGATTGACTCTCTCGTAGGAGAGTACGTGAATGTATGGAATGGCGAGGAGTTTAGTAATGTGAGGATTGTGAAGACTGGTGTTAATGCACCTATTCTCAAAGTACAGCTGACTAATGGGATGAGTCTGGAGTGTACCACGGAACATAAATGGTTGGTTCGCAAAGGTCCGAAGGGACATCCTGAACTTTCTTATGTAGAACGTGTTATGACTAAAGATCTGTGTCCAGGTGATATTATTGCTAACTACGAAGTGCCTGTAGTAAATGCTACTGACCCAGACGTTTTTCTCAATCCATACACACATGGTTTCTTCTGTGGAGATGGAACATATGTTCGTGATAAATACCCGGTAATTTCTCTATACGGGGAGAAGAAAAACTTGCTTCATCATCTAGAGGTATCGTCTAACGGATGCGTGTCAAACGACGATAAACATGATAAGATGTATTTCTATATTACAGACAAAATAAACAAGAGGAAGTTCGTCGTTCCAATTAACTATTCTGTGCAAACAAAGTTGAGGTGGCTTGCAGGGTATGTGGACGCTGATGGGTGTGTCGACGTAAATGCTACAAAGACGGCTACAAGTATTCAGATTGTTTCTACTAATTATGAGTTCTTGAAGGATGTGCAGATGATGATGACTACACTCGGAGTGTCTACTCCTATTAAAGTTCAGGCCAAGGCTCAAGAACGTATGCTACCAGATGGTAGTGGTGGAAGTAAGGCATATTGGTGCAATGAACAGTATATCATGTATATCAGCACATCTCAAGTATTTCATCTAGTTTCTCTCGGGTTTTCTCCAAAGAGACTGAAACTTATTTCTAAGGATATCAAAGGAAACCCATCTCTTGTACGTGTAGAGAGCATTACGGACGAAAATAGAATTTCTGACACTTTTTGTTTCAATGAGCCAAAACGCCACGCAGGAACATTCAATGGAATTGTCACTGGGCAAAGTGAGATGTATTCGCTGCTCATCGACTCGCTCGTGTCTGACGAGAAAGAGCGCAATAGTCTGTTCGAAGCGGTAGAAACCATCCCCGCAGTAGGCAAGAAAGCCGCTTGGGCACAGAAGTGGCTCAACCCTAGCAAGTCGTTTGCGGAACGCCTCGTCGCGTGGATTTGTGTAGAGGGGCTGCTATTCTCGGGGAGTTTCTGTGCAATTTTCTGGCTCAGGAACCGCGGAGTGATGCCCGGTCTGGGGCTCAGCAACGAGTTCATCAGCAGGGACGAAGGTCTTCACCAGATGTTCGGTGAAATGCTGTATTCCAAACTCGAGAACAAACTCACATTCGACGAGGTTCGCAACATTGTATCAGAGGCTGTGGAAAATGAAAAAGATTTTATTTGCGACGCAATCCCGTGCAGAATGGTCGGAATGAATTCAGATCTCATGAGCCAGTACATCGAGTTCGTCGCTGATCGCATTTTCGTAGCACTTGGTCACTCTAAGTTTTACAACTCTGCCAACCCGTTTGATTTCATGGAGCTGATTTCTCTACAGGGAAAGACCAACTTCTTTGAAAAGAAGGTCGCCGAATATCAACGCGCGGGGGTCATGAATGTTGAAGATAATGTGTTCGGTCTTGACGCAGACTTCTAATAACTTAATATTTTGGATTAAATAAAGAAAAGATGAAAGAAATTGTTTCTAGGTGGGCGCAACTTGCAGGCGTGTTGGACATCATGGATGTAATCCAAAAGAAAGCGGAACGCGAGGAAATATTCGTAGAGAAGTTGTGCTGGCACTGCTGCCACCCTATCCCAAGAGAGTGTAAAACGCTGAATTATCCATTCAAACTTCTCAGTTCTGGAAAGTACCAGGTCGGGGGCCAATTCTGTTCTTGGGAATGTATCAAGGGATATGCGAGAGATAACATGTCAAGAGTGGTATCCGGAGTGCATCAAATGAGCATCAGGCACTACAGGAAAATGATAACTGGACTGACGGACCAGGTGATTCCAGCTCCTCCAAAAATTGTTTTAAAAGCATTCGGAGGGCATCTTGATATCGAAGAGTTTAGAAAACCTAGTCTCGAGGTGGACTACACCATAAATTATGCAAAGACGATGATGACAGTCATATCATACGATACGCAGGAATATAAATATGACGACGCTGCGAAACACCATGTCAGTGCCAAAACAGCCGATAGACCAATTAACATCGATACAACATCTGTAGTGAACGATTCTCTCAAACTCCGTAGGCCGAAACCTGCTGTTAAAGGCAAATCAACACTGGAACGTTCCCTCGGATTGAACACATTCGGTAATCTGATCAAAACGATGTAATTACAGCACCATGTCATTGCTAGCCCTATAATTCCTCGCAGCGAATGCAGAGCTAGTTTGCCCCGGGTAAATATTTATATGAAAACGACTCTTGACATCAGTTATATATTCCATCATTCTCCGATCCGCGGTTTCGTACACACGTGTGATGGACTTTTCTAGATCGAGGTCGTTTGGCAATCGCAGCCTTATTTCAGATATATTGTACAGAACGTCATCGCGGATAGAAAACAGTTTGTTGATAAGGGAAGGTCCCATGTGGTCCATGTCGAATGTTTTTTGATACTCTTTGTTGAAAATATCTAAATGCTTTCTAATATTTTCATAGTAAGTCGGGTACTTTACTTTGAAATGTTCCAGTCCCGGCATATCCACTCCTCTGAGCTTCAGAGTTTTTGCCGCATTTTTGATATAAGAACGATAATTGTATATTACGAGCAGTAGGATTGCAAGTACGAAAAGAAACATTTTACTATAATCAAATATTTTAAAATAACGCATAATACCATATATTCAAAGTGTCGTTTGACCCTGGTATGCTATAGTGTATATAACTCCGGAAATCACTTAAAAATGTACCATAATAAGAACCACGCAAATATTTTAAAAATGCCCGCGGTTATTTTCGTAGTTATTTTCGTAGTATCTGCCGTAGTCCTGTCATTATCTGGTGCCGCCCTCTGCTCATATATGTGCTTCCCAAAGGAACAAACCTCAAACGCTCCCATGCCGCGAGTTGATGTTATTACAGAAACTGATCATATCCCCGTTCCATTTTCTTACAATGTTCCCGTTGACAAACATATGAACTACAAAAATGACGTTGTTATCGTGGTGGAACATCCAAATAAACATATCGAAATTGGAATGGCGCCTCGTTAATGTAAAATATATCTTAAAAAATTGATTTTATACGTTAAAGATGACGATACTTACCGCCCAGGATGCGCAACAAATCCGCCTGGCGAAAAGGCAGGTCAGTCACGAAACCTATAAGCAGCTTTTTGGCGCAGCCCTTCAACTTGTAACACGCAGAGCAAACGCAAACGAAACATCAGTGGTCTACAAAGTTCCGCATTTTATACTCGGAAGACCAACCATAAATGTTAAACATGGGGCACGGTATATCGCGGAAAAACTCGCAATCTACGGATACAAAACCAAGTTTTACGAGATAAACGACACTTTTTATGTCGACATCGATTGGAGCGTTGAGAAAGTGATCGTACCTAAAAAACCGAAGGATGTAAAACGTCCCAAGGTCGTCGACACCTCCATCAAAACGAATCCGGCAGAAGCCGTACGACGTTTAGAGCGAATCAAGCTCGCGCTACAAAATTCTATGCGAAAGTAACATCAGATGATTTTAATATCTGCACAATTAAACCACTCCTCTGGCACCGTATACTTGAAGCATTTAGAAACTCCGGGACCACAATATTTCTTCTGAGTGTTTCCTGGACAGCAAGAATTCCCAGTCGTCCAGTGCCATTGAAGAACACAGTGCTTGCATTTCAAACTCTTGGGAAGCTTATACTTGACAGCGAGCTTGTCTTCATTGCCTTTCAAAAAAGAATAGACACCTTTGTTGTCCGCGCGACGAAGACCGTTCTTATTGAAGCACCTCTGTGTCGTGAGTGACCGCTCTTGGGAGGGAGACATACGTTTGTCTGGAAGATCGCAAATACTGAAAGACATCATTCCTTGATGATTTGCAGAGAATGATAACTTTATAGTGATAGTGCTTCCAGATTTATAAGTTTTGGTTATTTTACCTCTGGCAAATTTTCCACCAGCTTCATGGTCTTTCTTGGCGTTCCATGGGTCGCCACAGACGCCGTATTTTGCCTTCGACCGGACGCCGTTGTACATTACCGAAACACCACCCGCGTTCAAGCAGTCGGGACAGTCGTCCGAGTTGGCGAGAACATTTCTAGCAGGAGGGTCTCGAACGCTTCCATGCCCATTAACGACAGACAAGAATGTCGCCAATATAGTCATATATTTCACGAACATCGTGTTGATATTGCAGAGACGTATATAGTTAAGTTGGTTTTTCGTTGATATGATGCTGCGTATTTTTGCGCTATGAAAAAAAATGCACATACTATAATACCATGGGACTTGGATTTTTATGGAAAACTTTGACTATGTTAGTAGCCGTAATAGCACCACTTCCTCAGGTTACGGCTCACGGGTATCTTGAAGAACCGGTATCAAGGAATCTCATAGCTCACCGCCGTGGGCTCGAGTATGACCACATGAGCCTGGCAGGTGGAGGGCCGCATGCGGTGTGGCCAAATGGTAATTGGCAATTCGGCGGAGGCGGCAACCATTTCACGTGCGGGAGGCAGCAATATGACACGCCTGGAGAAATTCAGAGAACGTGGATAACGGGGCAGCAAGTAAAAATAAAAGTCGTTTTCACCGTAGTTCACAGAGGCCATAGTTATTTTGGTCTCTGCCCTGCCGGCAAAACCCCAACCCCAGAATGCTTCGCAAAAAATTGGTTGACAAATATAGAAACAAATCAAAGATACTGGGATTTAGGGGATAAACAGAAGGGAACATATGAGATGCTGTTCGAACTACCAGCTGGTTATGAATGCCCCAACTGCGTATTATGGTGGTGGTGGGTAACGGGAAACTCATGCCTGCCGCCAGGGGACCGCGGAAATCTTCCAGCGTGTGGAGAATACGCAATTCCAGAGGAATTTTGGAATTGTGCAGATGTCTCTATCATGAACAGAACATTACCAATCTTATCACCTCCTCCCGCAAAGTCCCCACCTCCTCCCGCAAAGTCCCCACCTCCTCCCGCAAAGTCCCCACCTCCTCCCGCAAAGTCCCCACCTCCTTCACCCCCTACGAAGACTTGTACGGACCACACGTTACCATTTGGAGATGATCAATCCCCGTTCTATTTTGTATGCGAGAATGGGCGACAAAATCCTACAAAGATGCAATGCCCCCCGGGGACACTGTGGAATACGGATATTTCGGGGTGCGACTGGCCTAAGAGGAAATCTTTCCGCCACGCCGTGAAGGATTTCGCGCTTTATGCACGAGAAGAATAACCGGTGTGTTTATTTGTTGATTTAAAAATATATTTGGTTTGTATAATATGTCGGCCAACCAGAAATTATCTCCCTTGTTAGTTTCAGCTAAGGACGAGTACATCTTCCAGATTGCAGACGTGGTTGCCCCCTTTTCTATTAACACGGTCAACCAGTTGTACATGGCAGCGAAGAAGAACGCGGGTTTCGGAAAACCGACAAAGGAGTTTCAGATGAAACTGCGCGAGATCCCCCTGTGGAACCAGAGTATGATTGATGCACAGGTGACTGCAATCACTAACAAGTACAAATACTTCCCGGAGCTCGTAGCGGCGGCGTTCGTGTCGTACGTGAAGATTCTGTCATCTGTGAAAATCCACAGCCACAAGCCCCATATCCAGTTGAAACTTCCCGCTGACGACGTGTTCGTGCACAAGGTATTCGTTAACGTGGCGAAAACTTTCTATCTTGACCCCGCCCTGGTCAAGGCACCTCGCGAAGTCCGTCTGGCGATTGTCCGTAATGCGGTGGAAACGTCCGTTCGCGAACTGCTCCCTACCGAGGACATTCTGCGCGCGTATCTCGGAGGTTCGGTGGATGCCGACGGTGTTCAAACCGACCAGATCGATGGAGAGGAGATAGACTTGAGCCCCAGTCCTGAGGATGTCGTGGA